ACCCCCAGTGGCACCTTGCTTAGCGAGCGCTTCTTGAACTTTGGCGCGATCCTCAGGACTCATCTTGCTCTGGTTGACCGTCTTGCGTGCTTCACGCAGCTGATCTTCCCACGTTTGATTTCCTGCCTCAAATGGTTGTTCCTTGCCTGTGTCCGCAGGTAGGTTAACCTTATCAGCCGTAGGCTTCACAGTGGCTTTATCAAGGGGGTTTTTACCTTGCCACCTTTCCAAGCCGCCTATGCCTTCGTCGGGTGCCCCAGAACCCCCAGCGGCACCTTTGGCTGCTAGATCATCTTGATATTTAGTTAGGGCGTCCTTGACGATTTCTTTGGAACGGTCTGCCCAGAACTTGCTGCTTCTGGACGGTTCGTCGAACGTCTGTGGATTCGCTTTGTCCCACGCGGCTTCTGCGTCAACAAGTTTGTCCACTAGGGCAGTTGGTAGTCTCGCCATCAAATCTTTGTGGAACCTATCGCGGTCAACTGCGTGTTTGGAGCCGCCCTCACGAGTAGCTTCGCGCTTGCTGAAGTCATAGTCTTCGGTCTTCGTAGAAATACCAAAGCGATTGCCTAGATTTTGCAGTTCTTGATTGGGTAGTTGATAAACTACCTTCTCGGCTTTCCCTACGTCTTCTGGGGAACGCTCAGGGGCTTCTTTGGGAGCCTCGGCCTTCGGTGCTTCTACTGCAGGCACCTCGGCAGGCTTGGGGGCTTCCTTGGGAGCCTCAGCCTTTACTGCTTCTCTCTTGGCAATCTCCTCAGGTGCGTACTTAGCTAGCGGGGACTCCTCAGCTGGTGCTTTAGCGAACGGAGGACGCATAGCGACACCTTCGGTCGCGGGTACCTTGCGGCCTGGGGCTTCCGCGCCCAGGGCTTCACGAGCCGCATCTTCGGTAGCGGTGGTATCAATCACCTTGCCCGTAGCCTCATCAACCTTCAAGCCCTTCATGCTCGGGGCACGCTCGGGCGCACCAGCCGTCATAATCGGGGGAGGCTCAGGTTTAGGCGCAGCAGGGACCTCCGGCTCTATGCCCACACGCTTCTCAATATCTCCCATCAACCGCTCTTGGCGAACTTTGATGTCTTCATCGGTCGGGCTAGGCGCTTGGCGTGTGTCTTGTGCAAGCTTCTGCTCGGGAGAGAGTTCAATAGGCCCTGTGGAAGGGGGCACTCCTTTGCTGTCTTCATAGTCCTCTTTAGCAGCATCTAAATGTGCCTTTGCAGCTTGTAAGGCAGTCTGTGCTTTCTCGTGTGCCTTCATTACATCTTCAGGAGCAGGTATACCACGTTGACGCCCAGGTTCATGTGCTGCATACTCATCTGCTGGAGCCTTTGCATCTTTTAAGGCTTTGTTGTAGCGCTCCTGTAGATGTGCAATTTTTGCCTCTTTGTCATTTAGTCCGAGAGTTCGACCTTTTTCTAAGAAACTTTCTCCAAGGTCTTTGGGGATTAGTTTTCTACCTACGGCACCTCCAGCCATCATACCCAACATTGGGTGTCCAGCAGCCTCTCCTGCAAGTCCTCCAAGAACTGAACCTGTAAGTGTGGGTATAACAGGTTGTGCTATTGTTGCAGCTTTAGCTGCACCGCGCACAGGGGCGGACATAACTTTACCTGCTCGCTCCTGTCCGATCTTTGTACCTTCTAGTGCCCCTGCGCCACCCATAGCAGCAATGCCTGCACCGCCTAAGGTTTGCTCAGCAGTCTCAGGAGTAAAGCCACCTTCTTCATACGCTTGCTTTACACCTTTGCCTGCCTCAACAGCTCCCTGTGCACCAAATAGGGTACCCATAGCACGCTGCCCGTATTTCATGGCAGGTTTTATGTAGGGACTAGCTTCTGCCAAACCTTTAAGGGCAGGCACAGCTTCTGCTGCTCCTTCCACAATCGGTCCTGCAGCCATTGTAGCCACGCCCAAAGGAGATGAGAAATCACGAGCCATCTTCTCTGTGCTACCCACAACGCCTGCACCGAATTTCTTGGCAGCAGTTCTGTATGGGTGTTCTGATTCCGACAGTGTAGGAGCAGCGGTCGAATATTCGGTCGCGCGCTTCTCTATAAGAGGCTGAGACAGCAAGGGCGTAGTAGCTTTTTCCCAAACTTTAGATGCTGTGCTCGGTTCTTCCCAAGAACCGCCCGCTCCCCCCATCGTAGAGGGTGTAGATAGGGGCCTAACTGTGGCCCCCTCAGGCAGACCTTCGATACTAGACTTTTCACCAACAGATTGCGGGGGCGCAGTTTCTTCTTGGGCCTGCAACGGGCGTACAACTGCACCCTCAGGAAGTCCTTCTATTTGGTCTGCCATGTTTCCTCTATTCTTTGGGTAGAGCTACATACTTCTTGTTTACGATGTGGCCGATGACATTTCCAGCCTTGTCGAGCACTTCGTCACTGGCCCCATGTGGAACTAGATCAGGATCGACTATTGGTGCTTTTCCGCCGTCCTTCATGAAGTCCCCTACACTACGCCTGTTTTCCTTCAACGCTGCTATAGTCGCTTCTGGTGAATTCTTAAATTTGTTAAGAAGAGCTTTTTCTGTGCCCTCTATAGCTTGTGCTGAACGCAAACCGTGAATACCGTTCGTAGCGAGAGCGGTGTTGTGCAAGATAAGACCAAGTTTGGCTATAGCCTTATCATTGGACCCCATCATCTGTGCAACTGAGGTAAACCGACCGGATACTTTTCCAAACAAATCTGGATTATTCCTAATCAGTTTAGTGGCTTCATCTACGTTGTGTATCACGTTCTCGGCCAAGTCAGCCTTCATTTTCTGATTTGCTGTAGGCTGTCCAGCCGTGCCTTTTGGTGTCATCTTCGGGCCGATGGGCTTGCCCTCAGGAGTCAATTGCGCTCCGGGGATAGGTTGTCCATCTGCTCCAAGGCCATAATAATCTGCCAAGAATCGCGTCTTGTCTAATCCCAATTTTCCTGCCGCGATACTCGTACGCTTTGCTTCTTCTTGCAATTTGGCCATTGCTATTTTGTTTTGAGCATTATTGGGGTCAGCCTTATATTTTTCAAGAATTGCCTTAGCCTCTTGTTCATGCCCTTTGGCCTCGTTGAGAGTCTGTATGCTCTCTTTCTGATCATATGCAGCCTGTTGTACTGGGGACATCTCCTCGTAAGTCAGGGGCACATGCTCTCCAGTAGCCGGATCAGTCTTGAAACCAGCAGTCCTCAGAGTATTCTCCATTTTCTGTGCTGTCAGTTTCTGTGCTTCTTCACGCAGTGCAGGTTGCTGCTCAGCTTCTTTAGTGACAGCCGCTTGCTGTTGTTTTTTCTGTGCCTGCTCAACTCCTTGTTCTCCTCGGGCTTCTTGTGCTGCTATGTTGGCCTGGGAGCCGGGTATTGCTGGCGCAAGGTATGGTGCCGTGGGCATAAGCGCTGCTTGCCCTACGCGGGACATAACGTGCCCTATTTTACCCAGCATGCCTGGGTGGTTCCCTTCGGAACCCCAAGGAGTCCTACGGTTAAGCTCAGCCAAATCTTTTTCGGCTTGGAAACGCTCTTGCTCAGTAGGAGCGTTGATCATCTTATTCTTAAGTTCTGCCTTTTGATTTACAATGTTCTCCCGAGCTGTAGGGGCAGTGGGTGTAGGCAGTGCGGGCTGAACGCTCTCGGGATGTTCTTTATCCCGGCCTTCAAGCATGCGCAGATTGATGTTAGACATTCCCAACTTTACAAGATCGCCGCTCTTCATTGCATCCATCTGATCCTTGAGCACTATCTGCTTCTCTGGAGACGGAGCTTTAGGAGTAGCGTAATCTGCGCTGGCTACATCACCTTGGGCTGCTGCTTGGTCGATGTCTTCTTTGACAGGACCAGCAGCAAGGCCTTCAGACTGCGGTGTATAGTTCATTCTTTCTGGACGTGGAGTATTGATTGTGCTTGCCTCTCGTTCCATAATCTCTGGCTGCAATGCTGGAGTGTTCTTCATATTCATCTGTGGTTTTTCCAGAGGAGCATTACGTATACTCATGTGAGCCTCGCTCATACTAGAGTTGTCTGCTACGCCCTTGGATTCATCCACGGGATTCTCTGTATCGTACTGCATACGTACGGGGGGACGGAGAGCCCGAGCGTCTTCACGGTCACCCATAGTTCCGTGACTGATGGGTGCTTCTTCCATGTGCACCTCTTGTGTAGCCTGCCGCATAGCCGCATCTTTCGCTGCGGCATCATCGGCTGCTTTTTCTTGGTCGTTCTTCTCTGGTTGTACTGTGCCGCCATCGTCATAGAGGGGTGCCATCTGTTCAGGACGCTTCTCGCCGGGACGATCCCCATACTTAGCCTTGGGGTTCACTCGGTCAGACGGGGCAGCAGAGTAAGGCTGCTGCATCTTCTGGGGCTGCTCGGCTGCTTTATACTGATCAATGTTCTGTTGATTCGCAGCTATGCCACCCATAGGTTCTTGTACCGTAGGGATGTACCTAGACACAGCCGATTTTTCCTGACTATAAATCTCTGCAGCACGGTTCTTTATTTTTCCCCACAAAGAATCATCTTGTGCAGGTGCAGGAACGTCTCCGCCTTTGTCATACACCATACCACCGCAGTCAAATGCTTCTTGATTCATCAGTGGACTATCTTGCACGGGTGCTGCTGCATCTGCCAAATATGCGTCGGCAAGGTGGGTAGGTTTTTTCACATCTCCACCACCGTCGTACACTTCTGCCTGCATAGGTCGCTTGCGTGCATCGGGGTGCGTACGTTCATATTCTTTGTTCTCAGATGGAGTCAATATGCGCTCTCCTACTTTGGCTAAAACCATGCGATGATTTCCGTCATGTATATTCACTCTTTGAGGTATAGACATATTTTCAAAATCCTTCTAAGGACCAATGCACAGTCCAATCTTTTGTGAGATAATCAAATCCTTAGCCCTTAAATGCGGAGTAAACATCAGCCCCGGTCTTTAGAGCGCCTTCTGTATCTTGTAGCCAGCCGGTCTTGCTTGCGTTGGTGGCTGCGTTGATGTCTGCAGATTCTTGACCCATTGCGGAAAGTTGGCCCTTGAGGTTCTCTCCGTACAAACCCTGCAGTGCCCCTGCGCCCTGCTGACGAAGTTGCTGTGCACCCATGACATCCTGTGCAGCAATGCCCTCGGATGCGCCTGCAGCGGCCTTCGTACGGTCGCGAGCAAGTTCATCTAAACTCTTCGACATGCCAGCAGCATTGCCAGTAGTGGCTGCTTGGCGTTGCATAGCAGCTTCTAGCCCTCCCGATGTTGCGCCTGCACCCAAGCCAGCGTGTGTCAGCAACTCGTTCAGTTGCGTTGGGTCGAACATATGCTCGGCGTGCATCTCGCGTTGAGCAAAGGGGTTGAGCTGCGCCCCTTCAGCGGCAGCTTGCGACCCATAGCCAGCCGCTACGTTGCCTGCAGTAGCTGCATCGCCTTTGGCCATACTCTCTTCGGCTCGCAGGAAACATCCGAATGCTGGTTGTATCCATGTTTGAAAAAACAGTTTGCTGATATTCATTTTCGGTCTCCTGCTTTGCAGTAAATCGTCCACCCATCACGTAGGGGTTTGTAGCCTAATTCTTTGATGCGTCTTCCAAATCTTTCATACCCTGGGGGAATGCAGCACAAAACGTTTTCTATTCCCAGTTTCCGAACCTCTTCTGTAGCTTCTCTGTCCAAAGCCTTGATTGCCAACCAGCGCTCTTCGGCACCAGTCCAATTTCCCTTGTCTAGCCAAAGGTAACATTCAGCAGCACTTTGCATACCATAAGAGGCTCTAACTTCTCCATCTACTTCTAAGACCTTATTGATTAAGAATCTACTAAGATCAGGCAAACAGTAGTCTATGTTATTCTTCTCATGAATTTTACGTATAGAAAGAAAATCTCTGGGAGTGTAGTTTCTAATTAGGGCTTCTTCACTCATTTTTTCTCTCCCTTTAATCTGTGATCTGAGCACTTCGATCCTTTTTTGGAGTTGCATGGCCCACATAGTGGTTGAATGTTGTCTATGTTGCTGGTGCCTCCCTTGGATACTGGGACCACATGGTCTGCAGTTAATTTCCTTCGTTTACCACAGCACAGGCACTTGTAGTGACATTGCTTACACAGGTTTTTAAATTCTGACGCTGTGTATGAGCCACCTGCTTTTGTTATTCTAGTACGCCTTCTATGAGTCTTAGCATTGATTGCTTCTGGATTGCTAGTTTGGTAGCGCTTGCTGTAGAAGCGTATCCTTTCAGTATGCTCATGAGCCCATTTTTTGTTCTGAAGACTTTTATAGCTTCTGTTTTTCTTTCCCCACTCTCTCGTGACCCTCAATACCTTTTCGTGATTTCTCTTTCTATAAAGAGCATTACGCGTGTTTATTTTCTCACGATTTTTCTTTTCGTAGAGAACTCTCTTTTTTCTAAGATGAGATTTGTTCTTCTCATGATAACAAGGTTTGCATAAACCATGTCCATGAACTTTTCTCTGTGTATGACTACAGGTAGGAATGTTTCTTTTTCTTTTATAAATTCCTATTGGCATTTCTTCCTCCAGTTAAGGTCGAGAAGGGAGATGTAACTGGCACCTCCCAACCCTAATCTAGGATTCGAGGTCCTAGACTTCTGGGCGTGTAAAAACTACGCCCGACTTCTATGCTACATTCCTCTTCGGTCCCGGTGCGGGGCGCGTTAATACCGTGCCCAACCCCTTGCCCCCTTGCATACCAGAAGGATCGGCTGTGCCTGACCCGGTAGAGCTAAGGAGTGTACACTTGCTCGTGCCGGTCATTTGAATCTGTGTCGCACTTGCTAGGCCGCCAAGAACCGTGGGTTTTTGCGGATCGGAACCGTTATATTGTGCGAATGCTCTATGGTAATAAGTCTGAACTTTTCCGTTGTTATCCAATGCGGGTAGATGTACGAACAAAGATCTGCTACTGCCTCCATCAATTATGTGCGGAGCCAGAAAGTTTGGTTCCGTAGCGATCTCGTGGATATATTGGATGCCTTTTCTTAACTCCCCGTTGTGGGTTAAGGTAAGATGCAGATGTTCGCTAGCACAGGTGATGACGTTTCCACTCTGCGTGCCACTGACTTGAATCGAATTTATCGGAGGAGGTGGGGTAAGTTTTCCTACTGCCGCGCCACCTAGGTTCAAAGCTACGGAATTAACCGCATCAATGATGCGTTGGAGGAGGGTACCGTTGTCAAAGTCCTTCTGTTGAATACGTACTAGCTCCTGAGCACCCTCAAGTTGTGCATTTTTTCCTTGCATAGGACCTCCTTACTTCTGCCAAGCGCTGCTCGGCTTCTTCCTTGGTCTTGAATGTTCCAAAATACTGAAGTTTATTGTTTGAAGAAAAAGTAACTTGCCATGTACCATTTCTTTTCTGATAAATGCCTTTGCCCGTTCCGGCATTCCACACTTCGTGTTTATCTTTTGGGTGCCTTATTTTATATTCTTGCCAATGGTGCTTTCCCCACTGTACACAAAGAATGCATGAACACTTGTGATTTACTCTTCCAGTTTTTGTACCGTGATTCCAAGGTTTAGCTTTACTAATACCTATACTCATCTTCCGCTTGGTCTCTTCCGTTACGGGTTTCATAACCTGCTTGGCTCGGGCTTCTTTTATCTTCGTACGTGACTCTTCTGAGTGCTTATGCCCTTTGCATCCATCTCCTCCGTCTGTTAGATTATACCCAGCAGGGACTTTGGTGTCCAACAGAGAGATATAAAACATCTCTACAAAATCCATTTCTTCGGTTGATTCACAAAGATGAACTTCTTCTATTGAAAAACTTTCTTCTCCGTACTTTACTATGGCTTTATGGAGAGTGTACAAGGGTTTTGACCTGCTCAGTTTAATGTGCTCGTTCCACCTGTGTTCTAGGGTGTGGGTGGTTTGACCGACGTACATCTTGCCGTTTACTTGGTTTGTAATTAGATATACTAACATTTTTTTATCCTTCCGAGAAAAGACGAGAAGGGAGATGTTCTCGGCATCTCCCCGCCCTAGCTCAAGGTAATTAGTCCTGAGATTTTGTATTACACTATACCGATGTTGCCCCCGCCTGTGGGCGAGATGGGCGACCAGTTGTCCTGCTTACCTGTGATGAGTACTTTACAGAGCTCGAACCAGTCTCCCACGTCGTTTGTGGAAAACTCCAAGAATACCCTCTGCCCCTTGATGTTGATGGGCCTCACGTAGTCATCATTCACAGGATAACTCAGGGAGATGCCGTAGGGTAGCCCAAGAGGTACCGTTAAAGGATAACGTGCGTTCAGGTCATTGGGGTACATTTTCACATTCATGCCACCTTCACCTTGTGCATTAAACTGCAACACGGTGTACCTTTTATTGTGCATCCCTAGTATAGGCATGGTCACTGCTTTTTGAGCGTTCACAAAAGAGTACGTCACATAAAGTCCCCAGATCGCGGTGCCATCATCACTCGTAGCGTTGATGTCAAACTGGTAGATCTTAGAAGATTCAATCCCGTTGCAAACCATAAGCGTAGTGTCCATAAGGTTTGCCCTAAGGACTGCCCCCATGTAAGGCGTAGGTATAGTCCATATTGTCCATTTCCTACGCATATCTGGAGCAGCTAATGACCCATACATAGTAGTGTGGACCGATATATCCTTCATCAATTCCTCAAACGACCCTATGGCTTGGTAGTTTAACACTAGCATGACATTGGGGGTAAGCGGAGCAGGATTATAAGGTGCATAGGGCAACCACTGAACCGTAGCCGTTGGTATACCCTCAGGTGAAGTTCCGGTTGGCAAAGGCACAGCGCATAAAATCCTGCGGTTTTCTGTATCATTCCTAAGACAAATAGTATTTCCTGCATTCCAGTTGATTGCGTTCCATACCTGAAGTATTTCCAAGTTTATAAGCTCAGGAGATGAGCCTGTAAACCCGAAGATGCCGTTGCGACACGCAGTGACTATCCATTCTTCACCCACGTCGTACGCGTTGATGCCACAGGCACCCACTCGGTTGCTGATCTCGTTCAAGCTCCAACCCCCGGGTTCGGAATTCGGATTGTCCTTCGTGACGTACATGCTGCTTGTCTTAAGCAGGTACATGCTGTCGCGCAAAACGGCAGCTCCATAGCACGTTTGCGGATTTTCCGTGCTCGTATCAATAATTCCGCCGTCGCCCGAGGCATCTACCCATTCAGGTTTGTTGATGTAGGAGCCATAGACTTCCGTCTTCAGATACGGGAAGAGAGTAGGAAAGACTTCGATTCTGTCCACCAACACGTCAGCCCCTGCACCCATGTTCTGCACTGACATGCGCAGTTGAAGTATGGGAGATACGTTGCCAGTGAAGATTCCGTTGTTCAACAGGGTTCCTGAAAATACCTTAGGCAAAGAACTCATGCTTGATAGTGGAACCGTGAAAGACCCGTAGGTTTTCCCGAAGTTTCCTCCATTCAAATCCGTCAGATCAATCACCAAGTTGCCTGTGCTTACCCCAGAGGGTTTGGAAGCAGCCACGCGTACCGAATACGCTGTGTTGGCGTTGATAATTGCGACGTTGAATATGTCTTGATAAGCGGTCTGTGAAATCAGCCCCATCTGTGCCTGTGTGCTTCCAGTTGTATTGGACACATAATAGGCCATGCCTGTTACAGGGCTGTTTACCAGTTGGATTTCATTAGCAGTGGGGTATAGACCCCAACCTTCTAATTTCGATCCACCATCGAACGTCAGGTTGTCGAAGTTCTGCACCTTGTTCAACTGCATGCCGTAGAACATACGGCTGGAGTACGGCACACACCAAGCGCAGCTTCCCAGTTCAATCAGGTTAAACAGATCGAAACCGGGGATGTCCACTTCTGTAGAATTCAGCAGAACCGCATCCGTAAAGCTGAGAGATGCTGTGGTGTCGGTGTTGTTGTTGATAATTGTAGAACTGTATGTGGTAGTAACCCCATTTACCGTCAGGGTTACGGGTCTTTCAATCACATAGTAGTTAGCCCCGGGCACGCCATTAGCACCTGCCTCGGTTATCGCAATTCCACGCGCGACGACGTTAGGAGGGCCTATAGGAATGTTGGACACATTCAAAAGGTTTGCATTCGAAGGTGTAGTAAACGGCTGTGCAAGGATAGGAGATGCGGGTGTCCACTCCCCCGTCTTCGTGATGAAGAACACGAATGCATTACGCGTTCCTGCGCCTATGGGCGTGATGGTGTTGCCAATGATCGTAACCTGCCCGTTATTCACAGCGTACGTGGTGTTCCCGTAGATAACATTTGTGTTGGTACCTACGAAAGTCTCGCCCGGGTCAAATGTAAACTGCGTACCAGACATAGTTGCCTGTGCAGTTGAATGCTCATCTACAGGGTTCCCTACTGTAGCAGGGAGTCCCAAGTTGGCAACTGTGAAAGAGTGCGCCCCGGTATTTACCGTGGCAATGATGAAGGTGCCGTTGTACCCTTGGTTCTGCAGAGCCCCTGTGATCGTGATGTAGTTTCCCGATATGGGGTCTTGATTATTGCTGCCTGCATAGGAGTATGTATAGGTTGCTGTAGTCCCGTCTGAGTATGTCGTGTCGATGATGTACTGACCGGAGTTTAGAGCCTCTACAGTAGTCCATGTACCATTCCAACCAGACTGCGGAGAACCTGTGACACCTGTTATCGTAAACTGCTGACCAGCAGATAGTCCCAGAATTCCGGGGGATGGGAAAGCTACCGTGGCTTGGGTTACTTGGAACGTTGCTCCAGCTATGATGCTGTCAAGAGTCCCAGAACTGACGTACGTGAAACAGAAGTACCCTATGGTTTGGCTGACTCCGGGGGGATTACCTTGCCCGACCGCAGTGACTTGCCATACGCCATTGAAATTGTACTGCCCAGACACAGCATTGGAGATGTAAATATACAACCCGTTCCCAGATGCAAACATTGTCTGCAGCAAGGTGTCGATAGGCAAACCATGAATGCTGTAGTACACCGTGACATTGTTCCCTGCCGTTGTGACGCCGGGGCCAGCGCTCAAAACGAAGCGCGGCGTACCTGATACGTTTGTGATAGCCCGTGTCTCAGTGATAGATGCCACTTCATAAAAGAACTGAGGAGTGAGTAAAGCCCCTAGCGGGACAGTGATAGTTCCCGAGCCATATGTGCCTGTCACTTCGGCGGTGAACGCCGCAGTGGTGGGCGCAGGGCTCCCTGAGACAATCGCGGCTTGCCCATCGAGGGCTGTGCCTGTGCCAGAAATCACGTAGATAGAACCTACGGTCGGTGCCACAGATGCCGTAGCATACGTAAGAACGGCTGTGCCTGTGCCGGGGGTAGCCCCAGCGGTCCAAGCGTAACTCTTAAGAGTAAGCAGCCCGCTGAGGGAACCTGTGCTGGCTAGGAATCTCGGAGGTGCCCCGGGGCCCACTTGGGTTACCGGGTACCAGTTGCCGTCGCTGTACAACTGACGAGGGCGGTCTGTGCCCACAGTCAAATCCGAGAACATGACGAACTCAGAGTTGTCTAGGGTTGC